AAAGAAGGCGAAGCCTAGTCTATACAAGCGACTAAACTATAAGTAAAAAGGGGGGTGAAAAACCCCCCTTTCACAAGTGGTACGCATGTATACTTTATTATCAAGTAATAAGTAAAAGCTTTTTTAAAAAAAGACACGAAAAAATAAATAAAATGAGCGCACTCGGAACATTAGCATTAAGCACAGGTATGAGCGTAGCAGGTTCAGCAGCTGAACAAATAGGCTACGGATTAGGAGAACTAACAGGATACAACGACAAACTAAAAAAAGACCAATTAGAGCAACAGCAAGCATTAACAGATATGCAAAGCAAAGCTAACTTAGGTCTGATGAAAGACAGCTACAAGGAACAGTTAAATATGTGGAACAAAACAAATGCAGAAGCGCAAATAGCACACTACAAAGCAGCAGGATTAAATCCCGCATTAATGTACGCAAAAGGCGGAGCAGGAGGCAGCACAGGAAGCGGAAGCGCTTCCGTTGGAGGAGGCAACGCAAGCGATGAAACGAGCAGAAAAATGGCAAATATCCAATCGGCAGGAATGGGATTACAAATGCAGAAAGCAGCATCTGAAATAGCAGTAAATCAAGCGACAGCTAACAAGCTAAACGCAGAAGCAGAAACCACAAATAAAAACAGGGATAACGTAATCGAGGAAACATTCCAAAGGGGTAAAAGTACATGGATTGAAAATGTAAGAAAAGAATTCGAAGACAACCAACAAGGAGACAAGGAACAAGGACAAGGTGACAAAAATGAGCGTTATGGCGTTCATATGATAGCACCTAATGCACTATTCACACAATCAAAGGTTGCAGCAGTAACACAAGCAATGGCGCAAGCTAACAACGCAGAAGCAAGCGCACTATTAAACAATAACAAAGCAATGGGATACTGGCAAGAACTACTAAATGAAACAAACAAATCAAACGCAGCAGGGATACAAGCAGCAGCTCAAAAACTTGCATCAGAATGGAATACAGGAGAGTTTATAAATTGGAAGACATGGGCGGAATTAGGTAAAACAGTAGTAGAAACAGCAGCAAAAGCTATGAAATAATGTGCTTATATCCAAAATTAATAGATAATCCAAAGTATAAAGCAACCAAAAAAAATGGGGGGATAATACCCCCCATTAATGATATAAGAGTAACAAAAGTGCCAATAGGTTGCGGTAACTGCATAGAATGCAGAAAACAAAAATCCAGAGAATGGCAAGTTAGACTAAATGAAGAAATAAGAAATAACAGAAATGGAAAGTTCGTAACACTCACATTCGAAGAGGGAGAACTCCAAAAATTAAAAAAAGAAGTTATAAAAACAATAACACCAGAAGAACTAATAGAAAATGAAATTGCAAAACTAGGAACAAGGAGATTCCTAGAACGATGGAGAAAAAAATATAAAAAATCAGTAAAACACTGGTTAATAACAGAACTAGGACACAACAACACAGAAAGAATACATATACACGGTATAATATGGACAAATGAAATAGAGGACATAAAAAAAATATGGACATATGGACATACATATATTGGTGACTACGTAAACGAAAGAACGGTAAACTATATAGTAAAATACGTCACTAAAATAGACACAGACCATAAAGGATACAAAGCAAAAATACTAACATCCGCAGGAATAGGAAGCAACTATATAAAAAGAATAGATAGTAACATAAATAAATACAAAGATAAAAATACAAAAGAATATTACAGAACAAGAACAGGACTAAAACTAGCTCTACCAATATATTACAGAAATAAATTATACACAGAAGAAGAACGGGAAAAATTATGGATAGAGAAACTAGATAAAGAAGAACGATACATATTAGGAGAAAAAATAAGTATTAAAGAAAATGAAATACAATACGAAGAAACACTAAAACGAGCACAACAAAAAAATAAAAGACTGGGATTCGGAGACAACAGCGAAACATGGCAAATGGCGCACTATAAACGTATGCGCAATATATTAAAGAAGAATAAAAATTAGGGGCTTCCCCTATCGGGTCGGGCTTTACGCTCCAATCTTTTTGCCCAAAAGCAAAAAGGATTTCCACTTCAATCCCTAAGCCGTGGTATGCGAGCAGATATATTATCAATTAAACGTTGCAAAGTTATGTTATTCCCTCGAAACGAAAAGGGTATATAAACTCCGCTTCGCTTCGCCCTTTATCTTATTCGATTGAATAACAAATGGATATAGCATGTTTAATTTAAATAATATAATTATGAAAAAGAAAGATGTTGAAACCAGTATGATGTTTAGTAAATGGAAATTCGAAGTTTATGAACAAAAATTCGAAGTACAAAACAAAATTTACAAACAAGATGTATTAAGTATCGAATATGCAAGTTTCTTTATAGACATAAAAAGATTAGAGAAATCCAAGTTAAACCTGTAGTAACTGAAATAAAATGGAAAGGTGGCTATCTAATACTATGGGATAACGGTAAAACATTCATGTTAAATGTGTCGTAAAACATAAAGGGGGGAAACCCCCTTTTATTATATTTGCATAAACTAAAAAACAGAAAGGAGGTAAATATGAGAAAAAAACTAACATCATGGAAAAAGGCTTATAAAATAGCCTATCTAGTCCTAATGACACTACTAAATCTACGAAACGCAGAAGCAGAACACATTATCGAACGAAAAATTAGAGCAATCTTAGAAATTTTAGGTGAATGATAATAAACGAAGATGGTGAAATAATAAGCAAGGGCAACGAAATAAATAAACGCCATAGATGGAATGGCTACAGCCCAAACGAATGGGAGTGCACAAAATGCACAACACACAAACACAGAATTGATAAACAGGAATACAACTATTCCAAAGATGGACAAATAACAAAATTAAGTCCGGAATGCGACAACAGTAAAATAACAATAATAAACAACAGTAAAAAAGAAAAAAATGATAAAGCAAAAGAACAACAACTCAGCTTCGGATGGTAAACTAATACAAAGAGTACCAATAGAGGGGACACCATTCATAGCAGTCAAATACGATGAAGAACCAGCATTTTTAACATGGGGAAAATTCAGGCTACCATATACAGCAAATAGCCTAGAAGAAATGATCAAAATTATTGATCAGGAAAAATGGAATATTATAACATTAATAGCAGGTATAATTGCCGAAGAAACATACAAAATAATGAAGGAGGAAAATAACTAATGGCAAAAACAGTAACATTAGGCGGAGACCGCCTAGGAAGTGGAAAAAAACAAAGGGTAACCCTACACGGATTCGAAAGAAGTAATCATGATCTTGGTTACGTGTGGAGATCAACAATGGCAACAGGTACACTTGTACCATTTATGAACATGCTAGCATTGCCGGGGGACACCTTTGACATTAACTTAGGAGCAGATGTGAAAACTCACCCAACATTAGGGCCGCTATTCGCTAGCTTTAAATTGCAGTTGGATGTATTCCAATGCCCTTTGAGATTATACAACAGCCAGCTACACAACAACAAGTTGAACGTAGGTTTAAACATGCAAGCAGTAGCCTTGCCATACATGAAGGTAAAAACAACACCGAGCGACTTCTCAACATTCGAAACAATACCACTAGAATTCCAACAATTCAACCAAAGTAGCTTATTAGCTTATCTAGGACTAAGAGGACTACCAAGCCCAGAGGAATACACAGAATTCAAATTCGCATGGGGAGAAAGAAACGCAACAGCACTATTGTCATATTGGGATATCTATAAAAACTACTATGCAAACAAACAGGAAGAAATTGGATACTGTATACATACAGAAGCCGGAGACAAAAATAACTTTGCCGACTACTTAATAGTAATGTCAGATGAAGCTGTACCACAAACATGGTACACAGGTAGTGCAAAATGGATTCCTAGCGACCTGACAGGTATAGACGGAGCATTAGGTATAGGAAAAATCAAAGTAGCTATAAAAACAAACGAAGGTGGAACATTAAAAAGCTGGCTACAAATGATAAAACTAGATGAAGCCGCCGGAGAGTACACAATAGTAAGAACAAACTACGAACAAACACTTAACTTTGTTGAACATGTTGCAGATTATTATTGGTATGAAGCAGAAGTTAGCTACACATGGACTGGAAACATGCATATTGGTTCAATATTCGCAGGAGATCCAGATGTACTAGCACCTATAAGCCTAACAGAAGCAGCTGACCAAATAAATCTACTGGAATTCCCATTAGATAACATTGATAGAATGAGGGAACAAATACTAGCCGCAAGTAATGGAGTTATGATTGATGCATGGAACACATGGGAACCATATTGCTTACCATTAAAAGAGGCATTCATATACGGAAGCACAGGACAAAGCGCTAGCTTTTACAGTCAGGAAGCATTGGCGATAAAAACATACCAAAGCGATATATTTAACGCATGGTTAAATACGGAATGGATTGAAGGAGACAGTGGAATTAATGGAATTACAGCTATTGACACAACCGATGGTTCATTCACATTAGACACGCTAAACTTATCAAAAAAAGTCTATGACATGTTGAATAGAATTGCGGTAAGTGGTGGTAGCTATGATGATTGGTTAGAGGCAGTTTATGATGCAAACAGCTACAGAAAAGCAGAAACCCCGATGTACATGGGGGGATTAAGCAAAGAAATCATATTTCAAGAGGTAGTAAGTTCAACAGCAGCAACAACAGGAAGCGGAGAACAATCGCTGGGAGCGTTGGGAGGCAGGGGAACAATGGCCAACAAACACAAAGGCGGAAGCATGACAATTCATGTAGACGAACCTAGTATAATTATGGGTATTGTAAGTATCACCCCAAGAGTAGACTATTATCAGGGTAATGATTGGACAATGAATTTAAAAACATTCAACGACTTTCACAAACCTAACTTAGATGAGATAGGATTCCAAGACCTATTAACAGATCAAATGGCATTCTGGGACACAAAAAGTGAAAACCTAGAGCCGAATAATATAATCTATTCAAGCGCAGGAAAACAGCCAGCTTGGATTAATTACATGACAAACTTTAATAAGTTGTATGGTAATTTCGCAGACGAAAGAAATGAAATGTACATGACATTAGCAAGACGGTACAAACCAGATGCTCAACAAGGGAAAATAAAGGATTTAACAACCTACATTGACCCAAGTCAATTTAATTACGCTTTCGCTCAAACTGACCTAACAGCACAAAACTTTTGGGTACAAATTGGAGTGGATGTAAATGCAAGAAGGAAAATGAGTGCTAAAATTATGCCAAATTTATAAGATGAAAAAAATAAACATTAGAGACAAAGGTCTGATTAAGACAAATGCCTCATATCAAGGGGAATCTATCGAAATAAAAGTTGAAAGAATTGTAACATTCAAAGAACCAATAACAGATGGGGCACCGTTAATATATGTGGAAAGAAAAGAAGGAGTGCAACCCGCATATGATGTAAGAACTGACAGATTCGAAGTAGCAGTTGAAGCGATGGACAAAGTAAGCAGCGCAAAACAAGCGAAAAGACAGGAGTACTACAAAAGACTTGAAGAAGCAGAAAAACCATCAGAACCGATGGGAAAAGAAGGCGAAGCCTAGTCTATACAAGCGACTAAACTATAAGTAAAAAGGGGGGTGAAAAACCCCCCTTTCACAAGTGGTACGCATGTATACTTTATTATCAAGTA